CTGGTACTCGCAGGTACTCCTCTGGGTCGAGGCGAAACACGTACTTGAAGAGTCTAGCCATTCCTCGCTCAGGGCGAATCTCCATCTCCTTTGTCTGGGGATAGGATGCCTTGAAGTGTCGGAAGAAGCTACAATACCTCTCGTCGTGCACGCCACCAATCAGGTAGTACGCAAGCACTCGCGACGCACTGACTGCCAAGTCCTCCACGTCACGCTCCGCGTAAAGCACCAACTTCAACCAGTCATCAGGGGGTCGCACATAGCGGCCGGCTTCGACTGTGTATCCGAGGAACTTGCGGGGGGTTCTGCTTTGGGGGTAGACAATGCGTATCTTCTCAGGGTGTGGTTTGATGCGGAAGTAGCGCCAGGCGGCGTCACTCACGCTCTCAACGGTAACTCTACGCGCGTGTGACTCATGGAGTCTCGCGTTCGAGTCGTCGCCAAGGACGTCCAACCGAAGGGGATTGACCTTGAGTGTGTTGAGAATGGTTCGAACCATGATCCAATTGACTATAGAGTCAATCGACTGTGTGAAAAGGCTTCCACTCGGCACTCCACGATTCTTACGGATGATACTACCGTCAGGCAGCATGATTCGCGTATTCTTGAAGTAATGCCTCAGGAACCTGAACACCCTGTCCCAGTTTTGCAAGCCCCAGTCTGTGTCCTTGCCATACAGACTCCACACATTCTCGCTGAACGAGTTTTGCATGATGTCGAAGGCGACGTCAATCAGATAGTTGCGGGCATGCGCATCAAAGGCAGGCCAGTCCATGGTCAGTTCCATCTCATCAGTAAGCTCTTGGCCGAATCTACGGCGGAGTTTTTGCAGGGTATTGGGACCGAAGAACACACTATCGGACTCCTTTAGGAATTCGTAGTATGGTATGCCCCAAATTGCTTCTAGGCCCGTGGTTTCCACAGGGTAGACCCAAACCGGTCTGCTTTTATTTGATTCCACCTCAGAGAGATGTCCTCGCATAGCTAGCAGAGCTGGTGGCTCGTACACCTGATACCCGTGACGCACTTGGTGGCCAATATAGCTGCCGATATCAAACGCTTCCTCAATGACTTGCGATTTCCGCTTGCCAGGAAAGCTGAATCCAGCTGCCGTGTTAGTCTCAATGGTGTCAAAGGCGGTTTCCAACGATAGCCGTCGCAATTGCCCTTTTGCACTGAAAAGATTTCGAGCCTCGCCAATGGCTCTGTCCAAACAATCCCGGAAGGCCGGATCGCGTGACATAGGCTTCATCGGTTCACCAAACTTGCGCAGAGATTCCAAACAGGGGCCAAGTCTTGCAGACTTAGTATGCCCTTGAAGGCTTTCATACACAGTAGGATCCCACGACTTCATCGCCTTACGGACGAAAGGGTCCGTATTCATGCGAGTCTGATTGATGGAATATTTGTAGGCGTACCTGTCTCCATCCAGGGTGAGCCCGGGTGGTAGGGTGGATATGAAATCGCTGCATAACTGAGCGGTGTCCATAGTGGTTTCGGCATAATTGCCAGGCGGAACTGA